CGAAGCTAACGCGCCTGAAAGTGACCGTTTCTTAATCATCCCAGCTAAGATGGCTGCGTACATTAAGCAATCAGACCTTAAGGATGCATCAATCACTGGCGATGGTAACTCACCGCTACGTAATGGCCGCTTAGGCATGATTGACAGATTCACGTTATACGTGAGCCACAACTTGAAAAAGACTGGTTCTGAGTTTGACGTAATCGGTGGTCATAAGATGGGTATGACGTTTGCTTCGCAAATGACTAACCTTGAGACTTTACGTTCTGAAACAACTTTCGGTAACATTATCCGTGGCTTGCAAGTATATGGCTACAAGGTAGTAAAACCTGAAGCATTGTCTCAGTCAGTAATCACACTGTAATATAGGAGATATAAAATGGCTACATATACAGACGGTACTGGCTATAACTTAGGCTCAGCAGCACATACTGCTTCTGGCGTAAATAAAGTCGGCGTACTAGAAGTTGAATTAAACTTCGCAACAATCACTACTGACCGTGCAGCAGCGAGCTTAACAGCTCTTGGTGCAAACGACGTATTGACAGCGCTACACATCCCAGCTAAGACTATGGTCTTAGCAGTTGGTTTGGATGTAACAACCGCTGAAGGCGGCACACTAACTATTGATGTTGGTGATGGTTCTGATGTTGACGGTTTCTTAGATGGTGTAAATGCTAACACAGCAGCATCTTACTCAACGTCTTTGGTACTTGCTGAGGCAGCTCCTAACACTGTTACGGGTTACTCAAATGGTAAATACTACAGCGCAGCTGATACCATTGATATTAAAACTATCAATGCAGCTGATACTGCAGTTGTACGTTTATGGGCGGTCGTTGCAGACTGTTCGTAATTTAAGTTAAGGGAGGGGGTTTCGGCCCCTAACCTTTCTTTCTTCAGAGGAGATTTTATTATGGGAGAACAAAGGTGGCTACGCCACAAAACAGACGGCACTATATACGGATGGGATAAATACCTAGCCGACAACGAATTATGCGAAGAAGTTTCTGCAGAGGTAGCATTCCCTGAGAAACATATTCCAAAGAAACAAGAGAAACGAAAGACACAAATGGACTTAACCACTAAAAAAATACCTGCCCAACCCAAGTCAAGTAATGTAGAATTAGATGCGGAAGCATCAAAAGGGCTGCTTAAATGATATTGAATGATGTAATTACTGAGACTAGGCGTATCTTACAAGATATTGATTCGCCCCAACGCTACACTGATGCAGTGTTACTCGGGTTTGCTAACCAATCGCTTAAGCGAATCGCGGTATTACGCCCCGATTTATTTGCTTATGTGGGTGAAGTAACCTGTGTAACAGACGCAGTTCTACAAACTGCACCGACAGATTCCATTAGGGTTATTGAGGTGTATTCAGTAGTCAGCGGTAGTGGCGTTATCGAAGTTAATCGTGAGACACTAGACCAAGCGCTACCGTCGTGGATGAACGACACAGCAGCAGCTGCAACAAACTGGATGCGTCATGTACGCAACCCAAATAGGTTCTTCATCTACCCTAAGGCTCCAGCTGGGCAGAAACTAGTTATAGAGTACACACAGTCTCCCCCTACTTATGATGCAACTACAGCAGTAGCACTATTATCAGATGCTTACTTCCCTGTAGTCCTTGATGCCACAGTATTCTTAGCTGAGTCTATTGATAATGAGCATGTTAATTCCAATAGAGCTAAGTTATTCCAGGAGTCCTTTACACAGGCTCTAGGTGTAGGCGCTCAGAGTAGACCAGTGACTGATACTGAGAACTCAGGTATGAAACCCGGGGAGGTTATCTAATGGCATCACGTGATTTTAGTACGATTGTATCTCGTTTAGCTCCGAGCGTTCCAGGTTGTCCGACGCCTATCATTGAGCAGTATGTTCGTGATGCGGCTATCGAGGCCTGTGAGAGAACTCTAGCTTGGCGCTATGAGCAACCTAAGCTACGCTTAACTCCAGGTGTGTATGACTATGCGTACAGCGCACCGACAGATGCAGAGGTTCACGCATTCCTAACAGTAACTGTTAATGGGCGCAAGTTAGCACCTGTTACTATTGAACACCTACACGACATACAACCTAAGTGGCCTGAAGCAACAACGGATGAACGCTCAGAGCCTAGGTATATAACTCAACTCGATGCCGATAACTTCGCATTAGCCCCCGTCCCTGACGATGCAGTGAAGTACGATGTTAAGATGATTGTAGTATTAAAGCCACTACGCACAGCTACTAAGATGGATAAGTCAGTCTTAGATGAGCTAGAGAACGTAATAATGCACGGTGCGTTGCAGCATCTACTTGTCCTCCCTAATAAAGACTGGAGTGATAGAGAGCTAGCAACATACCATGCGAAGCAGTTTTCATTTCAAATTTCAGAGCGCAGAGCTAGAACAACCTTAGGTGCTGCAAGAGCGTCTATGACTGTTGAGATGCGCCCACTAGCTTGAGGATAATATGGCTGACGTAATTAAATTAGTAAAGGGTGATGAGAAACCAATAATTGTTTTAACATTAACGGACGACGTTGCAGGCGGGGCGTTAGATTTATCTGTCTCATCAACAGTTGTTACAGTTAAGTTTAGAGCTGTGGGTAGTACGACATTATTATCTACTATCTCAACAACTAAGTTAGATGGCGGTACGACGGGTAAGGTACAGTTTGACTTCAGCGGAGGTGTTTTAGATGTCGACGCAGGCGCCTACGAGGGTGAGATAATCGTGACGTACGCCACTGACGTACAGACAGTATATGACACATTAAGGTTTAGGTTAAGAGAAAATTTCTAGTGAATATAAAGTTTACATCAGCAGTATCATCAATTATATTAGCCTCGGCTTCGGTGTCGAGTGCTTCTGCTGTAAAGACTGAATATTCTATAGGCCTAACCGCCGCACCAGCAACTTCAATTAGTGCGACAGCATACATAGTCCCACTTACTATACTAGAAGCACAGACAGTTACAGCATCGGATATAGTTAATACAATCGCTGTAGTTAAGAGTGAAGAAGAAACTTTATTAGCCTCAGATGACCTAACAGTTAACGTAACTAAGGCGATTGCAAGTTCAGTTACAGCAGACTCAAGCCTCAATAAGATATTCCTCTCCTCTGTCGACTTCGATATGAGCGACGACGATGTAGACCCTGACCCGGTAACTGTTGTAGATGCTACAGCATTTGACCTAGGTAGGGCGATATCTGAAACACTCACAGCAAGTGATAGCATAAGTAATGAAGCAGGAAAGGTTATATCAGGTGATTCAGTGTCCACGGCAGACGCTATAAATAAGAAAGACATAGGTACAGGCCCCACTGAAACCCTAACATCTTCAGACTCAGATGCTAAAGCTGTAACAACTACTACATCATCAACAGCGATAGCAACAGATAGTGCGGCTAAGACTGTTAATATTACTGAGGCATCTGACGTAACAGTCACAGCAGTAGTAAGTAAGATATTCCATTCATCAGTTGACTTCGACATGAGCGACGCTGATATCGACCCTGACCCAGTCTCTACAACAGACAGTACAACATTTAGCCCGGCGAAGAGTACAACGAGCACACTCACAGCAACAGATTCTGACGCAAAGAGCATAACCTCTACAGCTACGTCGGCTGCATCGACAAGTGATAGCGTCGCTACTAACCCTACAAGCAACCAGACTGAGACCTTAACGGCTTCTGACTCTACAGTCACTAACCCTACATCTGTCCAGTCTGACCTTATTACAATGGCGGACGTGCTCAATACGTTTACCTACAACAAATATGAAACTGATATAGTGACAGCTTCGGATAGTGTTGACTCATTTGATATTACAAAAGCAATTACGAGCGCAGTGTCTACGACAAGTACGATTGTTAAGCAATTCACATCGGCAGTCGACTACGACTTAACTGATGTAGACGTAGACCCTGACCCGGTGACGGCATCGGACAGCATTAGCACGTTCGGTATTACGAAAGCCCTGTCATCTGCTGCATCAGCAAGTGACTCGGACGCTAAGAGCGTTACATCCGTACTTGCTTCATCAGCGACAGCAGCTGAGAGCATTGTACTTACACTGACTTTAGGTGAGACAGAGCAATACCGAGATGAAGTATTTATGTCTGACGGTGAGTCAGGATTTATACACACCCCAAGGGTACTAACAGTAGTGGACTACGGCTGTCTAGTAGGCGAGGCTCATAGCCTATTAAACTCATCCAGATTCCCCGATGGATGCGCTGATAGCACACGCTACGAGGCACATACAGGCACTATCGGAGCACCAGGTTTGGTCCACGAGCCTGTTATGAACCACGGCCTAATTACATATCCTGATACAAGTGGTGCAGGACTTGTGGTAGACTTCCACTATCCGACGTTGACAATCGGTGCGTACATGGCTAATATAACCACTATTACATAGGAGAAACTAATGTTAAAAGACAACATTAAAATGACGGGTGAGCTAAAACTTACTCTTACAAACGAGAAAGGCGATGTTACTAAAGAAGTAATCATCCCAAACACTGTAGTTACAGTAGGTAAGAACTTCATTGCATCACGTATGAAAGATGCGACTGCGACAGCAATGTCACACATGGAGCTAGGCACAGGCACAACAGGTGCAGTTGTAGCCAACACGACACTTGAGACTGTAATTGCATCGAGCAGAACATCGTTAACATCTACAACGGTTACGACTAACAGCGTTGCATATGTAGTGACTTTCGGCGCAGGTGTAGGTACAGGTGCAGTAACTGAAGCAGGTATTTTTAACGCTTCGTCAGCAGGCACGATGTTATGTAGAACAACATTCT